GCACCGATTCTGCGGGCAAACTCTTCCTGGAAGTACTTCTCAAGGTCGAATGCGGAGTCGTTCAGAAGCTCCTCAGATACCTTGATGACAGTGCCGACCTTGTGGGCATCGATCTGCTCCTGACCGAACACATCATCACTGTCACCGTAGGAACCGTTCTCATCGATCCAGTTGGCAGTACCCTTAGTCTGAACAACAGGAATCTTATGAACGCCGTTGGAAGTAGTGAAAACATGAGCGAGGGAACGGATGGAGCCTTCCTCCTCAAGACCGGAAACGAGAGTGTTCTCGAATTCGTCAGGAACGAGGTAGCCGCCTTCGGAATCCACGCCCTCAGACAGTACGTTTCTCACTTCGTAAGTCACGCCGTCCTTGGCACGGACCTGAGTCCAGAATGCCTTCACATAGGCATCAGCTGCACGTCCGGTCTTCTCGTCCTTCTTTACAGAAGCCTCAGGCTTTGCAGTGATCGGTGCGGAAACAGGTGCCGCCATCTCACGCTCCATGGCTTCGAGACGCTCCTGACGCTCGATCTCATGACCGAGGTTCACGATATCCTGTTCCAATGCTTCATAAGTGCGGACATCTTCCTCGGAAAGGATGCCCTTGTCGTCGCGGTTGGCAGTCAGGAAAGCCTGTGCCTTGTCCCATGCCTTTGCGCGCTGGGTACGCAGTTCATTTACTTTACTCATAATGAAAGTCCTCCTTAAGGTTTAATGAGATTGAGACGGGTCATTAACTCGTCATAGGTCTTGCCTGCATCTGCAGGTTCTTCTTTGACAGACGGAATCGCAGCCGCCTGTGCCGGGGTAACAGCCTGTGCCATCGGACGATAGTGAGCGGTAAGTTTATTGCAGAGCACCATCTCCACTTCCTTGCCGGAGAAGGCATAGGCAGGAATGTCAGCTGCGTCCTTTTTGGTATCGGTAAGGATGTCATCCGCGAAGCCAAGTTCGATGGCTTTGCCTGCATTCATCCAGGTTTCCGAATCCATGAGGTGCGACAGCTTCGCACGGGACATGCCGGTCCTGATCTCGTAGGCATTGATAATGCTCTCCTTGACCTCGTCCAGCATCTCGATGGCTTTTTCCATATCCGCATGATTGCCGTAAGCCATTGTCATGGGATTATGGATCATCATCAGGGCAGTGGGTGCCATCAGAACCTTCGTGCCTGCCATGGCGATAACGGATGCTGCGGAAGCTGCGATGCCATCGATCTTGATGGTCACATCGTCCTTGTAATCCATCAGCATGGTGTAGATCTGGCTTGCCGCGATGCAGTCACCGCCCGGGGAATTGAGCCATACAGTGACAGGGCCTTTTCCTGCGAAAAGCTCATCGTGGAACATCTTCGGCGTGACATCATCGTCAAACCAGGAAGACTCCGCAATGGTGCCGTAGAGTTCAAGAACCCTTTCCGACCCTTCGTCTGCCTGGTTCTTCCATTCCCAGAACTTCTTCTGTTTCTTCATGGTCATCCTCCATTTCTTCTTTATTTGCATAAGCTGCCCCTGCGGAAGTTAAGGGGAGCATATTGCCGTTGACAAGGTAGAGGTCACCGCCAAGCTCTGCCGGGATGCGGTCGAGGTCTTCCAGCTCACGGATGTCATTTGCACTCATCCAGCCGTTCTGCCTTGCGGTCGCATATCCGCTCATTCGGCTTGCGTAATCTCCACGGAGCAGACCTTCCACGTTGAATTTGAAGAACACGGTCTTCTTTTCCTCTTCGGAAAGAAGCGTGCGGTACAGTGCCTGTTCCCATCGGATCACCCACGGGTCAAGGGTGTACTTCACAAATTCAAGGGACTGCTGCTCAATATTAGAAAAGCTCGACTTTTCAAGGTCACCTACCATGTGGGGAGGTACTCTGAAAATTCGAGCAATTTCATTGATTTGGAATTTTCTCGTCTCGAGGAACTGAGCCTCATTGGGCGAGATGGATATAGGTGTATATTTCATGCCCTCTTCCAGGACAGCTACCTTATTGGCATTGGCACTGCCGCCGAATGTTGCCTGCCAGGATTCACGCACTCGTCCGGGGTCTTTCAAAGTTCCCGGATGCTCCAGTACACCGGATGGAGCTGCACCGTTGGCGTAGAACTTACTGCCGTACTCTTCCGCTGCAATGGCAAGACCGATGGCATTCTTCGCCATGGCGATAGGAGAATACCCAACAAGGCCGTCAAAGCCAAGACCCGGAATGTGCAGTACATCGGATGGGGAAAGGATAACAGAACCGTTGTCCATGGTCGGTGCATCCTCGCTGGACTTCGTGTACTTGTAGAACAGATGTCCGTTCTTATCCCTATCTACGGTCATACGGTCGGGCATCAGAGGATACAGAGCGATGACTTCGCCCTTACCGTTTCGGATGACCTGTGCATAGGCATTGCCCCACAAAAGCAGATGGGTCATAAGGGTCTCACGGAAGATGAAGGAACTCATCTCCGGATTCGGCTCATCATGCAGCAGATGGTACAGAGGATGGCTGATGGCTTTCTCCTTGCCTCCGGTATCGGTGTAGCAGTATGTGTTGAGGGGCAGGCTTGCAATAGCCTCCGACAGAATCCTTACGCAGGAATACACTGCCGTCATCTGCATGGAAGTTCTCTCGTTCACACGCTTGCCGGAAGTGCTGCTTCCCATCAGAAAGCTGTAGGTACTGCCGCTTGTTCTATTCTGGGGAGCGTCCCTGGTTCGGAACAGTCCGCTGAAAATTCCCATAGTCGTTTACCTTCTTTCTCAAAATACGAGCAGCCCACGGGTATCGTAGACGCTCTCGCTTGTGTCGTTTCCGCATCGGACGGCTCGGTCAAGAGCCATGATCATGGCAATGGCACCGTCAATCTTCTCTGTGGATTTGGATTTATCCGCCTTGATGTTGCCTGCGGGATCGGTACGGATATAGATGTTATCCATGTTCCATCGAAGCACCGGATGCCCGCCGTGAGCGATGCGTCTCTGCAGAGTCAGTGTCATCAGTTCCTTTGTTGGAGGAGAAAGACTGGCAAAGCCCTGTCCCATGGGAACCACAGTAAATCCCATGCCCTCCAGGTTCTGTACGCACTGGGTAGCGCCCCATCGGTCAAATGCGATCTCACGGATATTGAAGCGTTCGCCCAGAGACTCGATAAATTTCTCGATAAAGCCGTAGTGGATGACGTTGCCCTCGGTGGTCTGGATATATCCCTGCCTGTGCCACACATCGTAAGGCACATGGTCACGCTTGACTCTGAGTTCCAGTGTTTCCTCCGGCACCCAGAAATACGGAAGCACATAGTACGGTTCATCCTCATCCTCCGGTGGGAACACCAGGCAGAATGCGGAAAGGTCTGTGGTGGAGGAAAGGTCAAGGCCGCCGTAGCAGACACGCCCTTCCAGAAAGTCCTCGTTGACCGGAATCGCACAGGCATCCCACTTATCCATGGGCATCCATCTGACTGCCTGCTTCACCCACTGGTTCAGACGAAGCTGACGGAATGCATTTTCTTCTCCGGGGTTCTGCCTTGCAGATTCACAGGCCGCTTCGACCTTGTCGATGCCTATGGTCTCTCCCAGGGATGGATTGCTCTTCTTCCACACTTCCGGGTCTGTCCAGTCCTCATCATTCCCGGCCCCATAAATGACCGGATAAAAGGTAGGGTCATGCTTTCTGCCTTCCAGGATATCCACCGCCTTCATATGAGTCTCATAGCAGATGGAGTTGGTATCCGTTCCAGCCGTAGTGATCAGGAAATACAAAGGCTGCATCCTGGCATCACCGGAACCCTTGGTCATAACATCAAAGAGTTTTCGGTTCGGCTGGGTATGCAGCTCATCAAACACAACGCCGTGAATATTAAAGCCGTGCTTACTGTATGCCTCTGCCGACAGCACCTGATAGAAGCTGTTGGTCGGAGTAAAGAGGATACGCTTCTGGGAAGTCAGTATCTTGCATCTGCGGTTCAGTGCCGGACACATCCTCACCATGTCAGCTGCCACATCGAAAACGATGGTTGCCTGACCGCGGTCGGCAGCACATCCGTATATCTCGGCTCTCTGTTCGCCGTCTCCGCAGCAAAGAAGAAGGGCTATCGCCGCAGCCAGTTCCGACTTGCCGTTCTTCTTCGGCACCTCGATGTATGCCGTATTAAACTGGCGGTATCCGTTTTTCTTGATCGTTCCGAACAGATCCCGGATGATCTGCTCCTGCCATTCCAGGAGCTTAAAGGGTCTGCCTGCCCAGGTACCTTTGGTATGGCACAGACATTCAATGAAGTTCACAGCATAATCCGCAAGATTCTCATCATAGTGGGATGTCTTCGCCATGAACTTCGTTGGTCTGTATTTCTGCTGTTTCTTCATTTCTGCCCCCTTTCTGCATAATAAAAGGGAGCATTTTGCCCCCAAATGAGGAAAAGACCCCTTTCGGAGTCTCTTCCAATGCTGTTTTTATTCTGCTGTTCTGTCTTTCTCGATCAGATCAATCAGGCTGTCCAGTGCTTCTTCCTTTTTGCAGAAGCCCTGGAGGGTGCCATCCTTCCAGATCTCAAAATAAGGTCCTTCGCCAATTCCCATGGTCTCATTTACCGTGATCTCGTAACCTCTGTATTCTCTCATCGTCCGCACCCCCTTAGGCTCTTTCCACATCGACCAGCCACTCGGCTTCGGGATGGAATTCTCCGGTTGCCTTCTCAAGAATGCATCTGCTCTCCTCAATGTAGCAAAGGTGCTTTCCGACCTTGATGAATCTGACCTCTTCGTAGCCTGCGAAGTCGGTGCGGTAAACTCCGGCGTTTCTGCTCTCGCCATCGTAGCTCTTGCCGTCCCATCCGTTGAAGGTGAAGCGTACCTTCTCGCGGGTCTTGGTGAAGTGTGCTTCGAACTCGCTGCGGGCGATCTCGCAATTGTAATTCTTAAGCTCCAGGCTGTTTCTCAGTGCGTATGCGTTCATGTTCGTTCCTCCGTTATGTGCTTTGTTTTCCTTTCGGTAGTGTATATATCACTCTAAAAGCACATAATAGCAACTCATATCTGAGACATATTCTGAACAAATATCTGTGCCCGAAACTGTGTATCTTATGACCGTTTTATGCTGCGGTGAATGGTCTGAAGAATCTCTTCCTGCTCGGCGGCATCCACACCGATGCTTTCCAGTGCTTCTCTGACACCGCAGTCGGTACAGATGAGTGTTTTGTTATCGTCCCGGCTGAGTGCAGGTCTGCCCTCGTAAGGCAGTCCGCACTTAGGGCAGATGCCCTTTAATAATTGATTCCCCATGTCTTCAGTGCCTCCTCCTTTGAAAAGTCATAAGCGTCCGCCAGGATGTCTTCGTCAAATCCGAAGTCTGCGTAGCCTTCCCGGCAGGTCTCCACATACTGATAGGATGGGATCCCCAAAAGCCTGTCCTCATGCATGATGTACACGAAGGCTTTGACCTTGCGCTGTTTTTTGCTGACCAGTCCCGTGTAGGTAATATCCAGCTCCTTCTTGTAGTAGAAGGAAGGATAACCCTCGTAACGGTCAAGTCTTGCCTCGTCCGCCTCTGTGACCGCCCACACGCCTACGGGAACCGAGAAGCCGTCCGCTTTCTCGATGGTCAGGTATGAGCCTGTCCGGCTTCCCTTAAAGAGCAGGCGGTAACCGCTGATCTCTGCTGTGCCAAGCGGAACTGCTCCGGGGCAGCGCCACTGCATCTGTGCCATGTTCAGGTTGCTGCCGTAAGCAAGGTAATATAGTTTCTTTGCCATATAGTGTCCGTCCTTTCCGAAGGGATCACCCTTCTACCACCGAAAGCCCGCCGAAGCGGGTAGTCGGGGGCATAAGGCTGATTCCTTTGTCTTATGCTCTGCCGTTTCTGAAGGCTGCGTCACCGGAAAGGCGGCGGGTCAGGATGTCTCTTGCTGTAGCGAATTCCTCGCCGATGAATCCGAGGCGGAGGAGCCAGGTTCTCATTGCGTATTTCGGATTGTCATTCTGCTGTGGCTTCGGGCTTGCGGTTCTGACTTCCTTTGCCATCTGGCTGAGTGCCAGGCAAAGCTGAATGTAGCTCTTAAGCTGTCCTGCGTGGAGGCCGTTCATCTTGCCGTCTGCCGGGGCATCGAACTGGAAAAGTCTGAATTCAATGGTCCCCTTCGTGAAGGTAGCATGCAGGTTCAGCATGTGGTAGCGGCTGTCGTTGTAATGGTGGTCTCTGCCGTAGTTGGCTCCGTTTCCGGTGTACCAGATGTCTGCAAGCTGGCTCATGGTCTTCGGCTTCTTCTTGTTGACCGCCTTGAGGAAATCCTCGTCAACCGGGCGGCAGTAGCGTCCGACTCTGTAGTGGTCAAGGGCAAGGCTCTCGGTAAGGAGCTGCTCGTGGCTTGCCATGATGTTGGCGAGGTTTCTTAAGGTCTGTGGTGTGTGGCCTTTCGCTCCGATGTGGATGTGTACTCCGCAGCCTCTTGTGGCATCGCTTCTTGCTCCGGCTTTTCTCAGGCGGCGGATGATCTCCTGCAGAAGCTCCATGTCATCGTAGGTCAGGATCGGGGTGACCATCTCGCATTTCTCGCTGTCGCATCCGGC